TGTAATTAGAAAATAAGTGGGAGCGTTCCCAGAGCCAGTCCTCTAACAGACACTGGGTCCTCACCTACTTCCTTAATTACAGCAGCGTAAAATCTCAGCTGTCCTGGAAGGTCAACTGCACCGATGTCGACTTCATGGCCCTCCAATTCATCCAAACACCTAGTCAAACTGGTGAAGGAATCTTCGGCAGGATACACGCGGGTATAGATGTCCCATGCTTCCCATGCGTCCGTCAGGTACGCATACAAGCGTAGCACAGACTCCTTGTCAGTTCTGAGTTTATGACGCTCAGTAAAGACCATCCTTTGCAATATTTCATGCTTTGGACGATGAGGCCAACCGTTGTGCCAATAATGGCCGAGGAAATGCACACGATTCGTAAACGGATCGGGTGCTTCGCGATACGAGTCCGTTACCGAACTCTTCTCTGCGCTTACGACGAAGCCTAGCTCAGCTGCATAACTGGCTAGATCCCCTAGGCTTACGCGGGTATCTGACGCAATAATAACGTCGTCACCCTGAATTAGCAACCTATCCTGTTTAGGTGCTGCTCCAGTTGCGCGTATCCACACATAGTTCATCACCAGTAGATTCAACACACTCCCAACGAGAGTGGTGAACATGGATCCTGATGGTATCCCTTTGTGTTTCTGGAATATTGTTCCGTCGGGCACGATTATACGCGAATGTATGAAGTCGCTTACGTACCTTTCCCACACTGTACGCTCATCGTCAGTCAGACAAAGATGCGTCCGAAGCACTCGGAAAACATCATCCAACATAAACGCTGGAGCGCTTGCGTCATAACTCGAGTAATCTATCGAGTAGACGTATCTGAACCGTGATTGTAGCTCGGCGACGAGCGCCCCCTTCTCAATTGACCGAAGGCCAATGGCGAAAGGGCGTTTTCGCGCCAGATTCTGGTGGACTCTCTTCGAGAACGACGCACCCACAATACTCGTAGCGAGCGGCGCCATCCATACGAGCCGAGTTTTTGGACCAGAAGGCCCAGGCTGAACGCGACGACCGAACAAATAAGGATCAAATCCTCGATCCCCAGTCCAGATCCTACGCGCTGCTCCCAGCCCTTTGTCCAGAACCTCACGGTTAGAACAGAAATAAGGAGCACCAGCATAATTTCCGCGGTGAATGAAGCGAGCCACAACTTCATCCAATGAGTAAGGCTCTCGCCCTCCACTCTCGTCACCTGCAACAGCGAGCGTCGCACGAAACGCATCCCGGTAAGCCCCGGAATCCCACGGTCGTCCTGCTCTGACCTCAGGTGGACTTCCAGACTTTCGACCGGATAGTGAACCTCCCCCGTCCTTAGAACGAGTGCTTTCATGCACAGGTCCCAACATTCTGGACAGTGGTGCCGGTGATGATCTGGATCCTCCATTGGCTGGCCCGGTACCATCCATGCCGGGCTGTGCACCTCGGGAATTTCCGTCTTCGCGTCTGCAGGAGCATACGCCGATTCCGGAAACGGTGAACTGATCGTCTCCGTCTCCCGTAAAGGAAGACTTGGTGGTATGAATCGGACACCCATACCTTGAGAGTCCTTCCGCCACCCATTGAGGGGATGTGACACTGCGATTGTCCTTCCCGACGATCAACTCTGCAGCCTGGTCACCTAGCCGACGTTCAATACCACGATCTACGGCAGCTTTGGTTACCGGTTGACTGAGTTTACGCCTCGCTCCTTCCCAACGTGGGTTGGAACTGCGATACTTACCAAGACTTTTCAGTCCGGCTCGCGCATGGAGACTAGATAGTTCCATTCCATGCTCCCTTCAGAATCGAGCCATTGTGCATCTCAAGATCCGGCTCTTTAGATCAAGAGAAGATGCGTTGAGCAGACGCATATCGCATACTGCTTGCTCAAGGCAGAACAGGCCCTGTGTGCTTCACTTGTTACGGTGACAGGTTGGACATAGTCCACGAGTTAAGCTCGCCACGCTCACCATAAAGGTGTG